TTATATTAAGATATTCTTAATATAGCGTTAGATGAATCTGCTGTTGGGAACTGAATTGTAAATGTACCTGATGTTGAAGTCTTTACTGCACCAAAATCTAGAACCATAACTGCTGCATTTGTATTAGTTGTTGCAGTAGTGTTTGAATTATAAATTACGGCAGCTTGCGCTGAGATTGTTGCACTTGTAAAACTTAGGTCAGCGAAATCAATAAATGCTGTTGTACCAGATCCTGCGGCACCTGAATTTGTCAATGCTCCACCACCTGCAGCATAAGTACCTGAAGCACCTACTTCGTTACCTGTAATGTACGCCGTAGTAGTAGCACTAAGGGTTGCAGAGTCTGTATACAAAGCAAGTTTAAATGCGTCTCCACCAGATGATCTAAAATCGTGTTCGCCTTGTAATAGTTCTACTTTGAAACTATTGCAGACTGCTTGTGTAATGGCCATCTTTACTTACCTCCGGGATCTACTGACTTTAGAGGAATACGGAGGACCCCATCCACGTATTCATCTCTTCGTTTTCTGCCCATTTGTGTTTGTGCTAAATTTTGCACTGCTTGAGCATACTTTTGTTCGTATAATTGCACATATGGAGGATTTTTCAAGTAGGAAAAAGCCTCTTGTACTGCACCATAAATTAAAACTTCAGCAGCATTAATTGATAACCAAGTAGATGTATTTGTGCTAGACAATCTGTCTGGTGTCTTATTATACCACAGTTCAATCTCATAAGCTGCATCAGGAGAAGGCGCTACAATTAATGTATTATCATCCCAGTTAGCATAATATCTAGGTTTACCTGTATCTGATCTATCAACATTATATTCATCAATAAATGTTGTATCTTTTTGTTCCAACCAAGTTCTGTCGTTAGTAATTTGATCTTTTATTTGAACTCCTCGCTCAAATGTAAAATCATCAGGTACTGTAATAAAAGGGCTTCCTATCGTAAAACTAGAAAATTGAAATTTTCGAAAAGCATCTAAATCTAATTCTCTTTGAATTCTGTTTTCAATATTAACAATAAATGTATTAACAAGAGAATCAGTTAAAACCTCTGATCCTACTTCAGTATAATCTCTTATATTATTTACTAATTCGCTATAATTCATGATATTGCAATACTCACTTTACCCATATTAGTTGTTATTATCAAGGGCCTACTACGTGTAGAGGGTGACATGCCATTACTATTAAAAAAAGTATCATTAGGATTTCCTGCTGTTACTGTCACTGCTAATTGAACTTGAGGTCTTGGATTTTGTAATGCCTGAGCATCTGCACTTGAATAAGTTGGTTCTAATTGTGGATGTTTGGGCTCGTAACATTCTGGACAAACCAATAGACCATTCCATTCTTCTACTAACTCAAGATACTTTACTTCAAAACCGCATCTATCACATATAGCTTCTGAATATTTACCTACTGCAAAAGTCATTATTATCCTGGATAAAAATTCTTGGGGACAATATTAACAGATGTTGATTGAGAATCTTCTGTTATAGCTCTAGCTAATTCTGATTCATATCTTCTCTCTAACTCACCAGACAACGCAGGATTAACCTCTTGAGAAAGATAATATGCAAGACCTGATACCATACATGGTAAAAATCTAAAAGGTGCGTCAGGTGTATTAGTATATTTACCAACATCCTCTATTCTTTGTACGTACCAATAATTTATTTGTGTACCTGTTGTATTGGGAGTTAGGTAAGTTGTTATTGTCACATTTGATAAATTTCTTTGTACATAAAACTGTGTAGGAGTTCCTGTAGCTTCTTTATTAGGAATATTTTGATATTCCGATCTAGAAATTTTTGTCATGGTTGTATCAGTTTGATTACCACCTGTCGTTTGTCTAAAAACCATTTCCAATATATCGTCAGCATTAGTGGGTGCTGTATATTGATTTGTTGAGGCAGTTAAATTTTGCGTATGGTTTTGAACTTTCCATAAACTATACCCTCTGTTTGCCCACTCAGAAAACAACAAGTTTAAATTATCACGTGCAGCTTCAAGATCATAACCTGTTCGTAATGATTTACCTGCTCTTCGATAGGCTCTTTGAATAACCTTATCTATTTCTAAATTAAACGTTGTTGTCCCTGATGTGGCCATTATTTTTTCTTCTTGGTTTTTTTCTTTTTAGCTTGTTTCTTCTTTGCCATACCGCCACCACGCATTTTTTGCAACATACCGCCACCACGCATCATACTCATTTTATTTGCATTTTTCTTCTTTGCCATTCCAACCATATTAGCCTCCTTACATAAAAAGCTTTTTATATTGTTTTTGTCTAGACGACACTACCTCATGATAGTAGTCTTTGGGCCACTTATCATAATAGCCCATACGTTTTAATCTATCAGATTCCTTCTGTAATTTCGAGAACTTTTGTATTAACATCATAGAATATTCAATTTTAGAATCGGGTAACTCAGACTTATCACCACTAGGATTTGTCAAAAATTCATGATCTTCATCATTAGGAGGACTGTAGGGATGAAAACCCATAAAATAGGAATCTACACAATTATATTTATTGTTAAACTTATCAATGATTTTTTGAAATTTGTTAATGCTGTATTCTTTATAAAAAGGATCACAGTATATTAAAATATCAATTTTTTTATAATCAATTTTTTTTACTAATTTATGGAGATAGGATACATATCCTTTTTCAGGATCTCTTAATTGAATATTGACTTTTTTTTGAAGCCAAGCCATTTTGGCATAAGGACAGGCAGGTAATTTATTTAATTGTACATTTGGAACTTCTAAAAAATGTTTTGACCAAAGTCTAACATCTTCCTGCACAAGCTTTATTAATTTTTTTGGTATCAATACTCAGTATAGTTTTTAATTAAAAATTCTTCCATCCAAGCCATCTTTTCATCAATCGCTTGAATTTGTACTTTTATAACAGCTAGGTCTTGTTGCATTTTTGCAACACTGTCTGCTTTAACTTCTACTGCATTTAAACGTTCTGACCACATACCCCATGTCATGGCTAATGTTCCAAATAACACTAGATAAGGTAATACTGTTTTAATTTCTAGTTTCATTTTGTTTTGGCACTCATATTACTTAAAGGGTTATTTAAAGCCTTATTAATTTGTAAGTCAAGACTTTCTTCAATGAGCTTTAACTCATCAAATACTTCTCTTGTATCTTCTTTTTGTCTATCTTCCACGTCATTTACAATTTCAGTTATGTGTCGAATATCATTAGCTTGTTGACGTAAATCAGCCTTCATATCTGAACGCATATCACGTGCCACATCACTGATTATGGTAATTTCGTCTAATATGATATCTAGTTCTGATTTTAAAACTGCTATTTCTTCATCATATTTAGATAGATCGGGAGCTGTATATTCTTCTATCTTGGCTTTCATATCCAAATAATCATCATAGAACTTATATACTGTCCAACCACCACCGATGATTGCACCTAATAAGGATAAGATAATAAAGAATTTTCCTCCAGAAAATTTAATTCCCTGATACTCAATACTGGCCATTTATCATCTCCTGAATTGTATTTTCCTGTGCCATGTCAAAAAAGATACCATACTGATCTTCTAATGTCTTGTTTAAATACTCACCTACATCAACTTCTGTAAAGCTTTGAGTGGGTGTAAAGAAGGTTTTTGTATCACCTAATATTTGCATTACAAGTAATGTTTTTGTTTGAGCAGTGTCGTCATAACGTTCTTTATCGTCAATATCCTTGACTATTTTTGTAGCTGCTTTTTCTTTTGCCGAAGGTTCATTTGCAGGTTTTTCCTCTGGTTCTTCTACCTCTTCGGGTTTTTCTTCTACAGGTTCAGGACTGCTTTCGCTTTCTACAGGAATCTCTTCAACAGGTTCTTCTTTAGTCTCTTCAACAGACTTTTCTGTAGGTTCTTCTACAGGTTCCTCAACACTAGCTACTTCTATTGTCTCTTCTAGTTCTGCTTCAATCTCGAGCTCTATTTCCATCTCCATTTCCATTTCTGCCATTTGTATCTCAGGTTCAGGTATATCTACTTCAAAATCTGTTTGTATTTCCTGTATTTCTACTTCAACAGTTTCGTAAGTAACTTCTTCTTGTTGAGGTTCTATGGGTTCAAATTTGATATCCCCTGCATCATCAACAACGACATCATTAAATTCAATTACCTCTGTCGCAAATTCTATCTCTACAGGATCAAAAATATTAAGATAAACTATTTCTTCTACAGTTGTAATTTGTTGCTCAATAATTGTATTGATTACATTATAAAATACATTGACAGATACATCATCAAATAAAGGACCGACAGCAAGATTAATATCTCTGCCCCCTATTTCTATTGTTAAACTTTTTAGAATGCCACTGAAATTGAAAGAGCCATCGTATGATTGATAGCCTGTTGATACGCCAGATTCAGACAAAATATCAGTTCCTGAAAAGACTGTAGTCCCTCCATTAGTTCCTGTAATGTGCATGTAGATTCGATCTTGATCATCTTGTTTATCAACCTCTATAGAGTATTTAACTTCACCCCCGTTATCTATACTTAAAGAAGATATGTCAACAGTGTTAATAAAAGTTGTACCCATGCCTGATACACCCATCGTAGATGTTGAATTACCCCCTCCTGTAATCTGAGCACACTTATCAGAACCGAGACCATAACAAGAATTACCACTAGGAATATTTGCAGGGCCTTGACCTCCCCAATCGTAGTCCA